GCTTAGTGTAATGTAATAGTAGATAAAGAAAGGTAAAACTAATGAACAAAGAACTACTGAACCTAGAAGCCCTAGAAGCAGAACTAGAATTGACCCTAGCCTACTTTGAGCGTATGGACTACGATGTAAGCGATGAAGAAATTCGCAAGGCAGAGTTGCTAACTAAGGCAGTAAAGGCTCTCGGCTCTACCAAAAAATGGTAATGTCGGTGGCATAGGCTAAACTAAAATCAACTACGAAAGGAAAACTATGAAACTAATGTGTGTATTTTGCGAGAGCGTCTTTGATGGCGACACTCAGGTTTGCTTTGAGTGTAATGACTACAAGGGACTAATGACCCTTGGCAGTGCCATCACTTACCTAGAACTTGACCCTATCGAATGGGCAGACTATCTCGGTGATGGCTACCGCTAAATGTCGGTGGCTTCACCTAAGATAGAACTAACAAACAAAGAACAGGAAATGAAAATGTATCCAGACAACGAACTAACACCTTGCCCAACTTGTGGCGAACTCGGTTTGACCGCTCCAACAATTTGGGGACAGCCAGAGTTTATGCACAAAATCCCAAGCCCAAGATTTCAGGGCTACTTCACTTTTACCACAGACCACAAAATGTCTGTGGCATAAAGTAAAATAAACTCAACTCAAACAAAGGACAGAAAAAATGATGACACGCAAAGACTACATCTCTACCGCAGAAATTCTAAACTCGGTTGCTGACGAGATGGACTTTCTCACTCTCGCAAATGTTGCTGAGAAGTTTGCTGAAATGTTTGGCAAAGACAACGAGCGTTTTGACCACGCTAAATTTATTGACGCTGTAATGAAAGAGAGCAACTAATGAACGAACTATTTTTTATTTTCGCAATCTTCGCAATCGCAAGTTTGGTAATGGTGATTAGCCTAACCGCAACCGTTCTTGTGTTGCTAAAAAATGTTAGAGAGTTGGAAGACGAGTTGGAAGCAAATCTTCCGCCGTTCTAAACGACACGCCGAGAAACCGACTTGACAAATGTCGGTGGATCGGGTCGATGCCTGGATCGACCGCCTGTGGATAACTTTACGTAGCAGATTAAAAACCTCCCAAAAATTCTCCCAGATCTTGGGCGTGTCTTGCGACTCAATGTCGGTGGGTGTATGTATAATTATGCTATGAACGAAAAATCGCTAGCACTACAAGAACTCATTCTCGCTACTAAGGCAGAACTAGAAGCCGAACACTTTACAGGCTCAACCGAAGATGAAAACCCAGACCCACGCCTAACCGAGATGATGAACAATCTTCTCATTTTGGAAGTGTTTTATTTTCAGGACTACAAGAAATTAGTCAATACCCATTTCGTATAAATGTCGGTGGGTTGTTGTAAAATAAAATCAAAGGATAGGAAATAAAATGGAAAAAAAGATGAAGCACGAACTAGAAAAAGACTTCAAGGCTGTTGCTCTTGCTGCTTACAACAAAGACCGCAAAGAACTTTTGGGTCTTGAACCAATTGACGAAACTCACATTGCTTTTGTGTATTACCTTGAAGCAATTGTCTTTTCAATGATTCCAAGAGAAGAGTTTGAATCTTGGATTGAATACTACGAGAGAAAGTTGGTAGCGTAATGTTTGAAAATGTAATCAACGAAGAAGCAATCGCAACTCTCACCGAAGAGCAACTAAACCAAATTCTAGCAATGCTAGAGAAAGCAGGATACTGATGATTTTTTACAACGGCTTCAACTTACTATTAGACATCGTGTTGGTGTATTTTGCTTATCGCCTAGGCAAGACCTGGGGATACCGCCAAGGTGAAGCGGATAACGCTCCGCCATTCTAATAGCGTGTCACCCTTGACAAAATGTCGGGGGTGTGCATCGACCCCCCACCTGCCCGATGGCTTTAAGATGCGATCTGGATCTTCCCCGAATCAATGTCTGTGGCTAGTTGTAGAATTGCTTTATCAACGAAAGGACACACTATGTGCGAAGACTACCCTGCTTGCGGACACGACCTCAACGACTGCCCTGAGCAGTCTTTTGAGGATGATGGCGACTGGATGGATGGCGATGCCCTCGCCTCTGCTGGTTGGGGGACAGACGAGGACTACGGCTACTATGGAGATGACTTCTAGTCTCCATCCCCTCGGGGATCGACCCCCCCTACCCAACTATTTACGAGATCGAATTAAGACACGCTGAAAAATTTCCCATAAATGTCGCAGGGTAGATGTATAATAGTCCTATGAAGAAAACAAAGAAGCCATTGAGCAAGATGAACAACGCCATTCGCAAGGCACACTCAGCAGAACTATTCCGCTCGCTGATGTTATCGCCACACCTAGTAGAAACACCTGCTACTCGCAAGGGTAGCCGTCAATCTAACAAGCGTAAAGCCATAGCCGAACACTCATAATGTCGGTGGCTACACCTATAATGTAAGTATCTAAGAAAGGATAACTATGGATAAGCGAGAGCAAGAGTTTTGGAAATACTACGACCCTATTCAGGAGTTGGCAGACAAGCACGACACTTCTATTTACACAATTGTAAACTTCCGTCAAATCTTTGACTACGCTTATGCGTGTGGCAAGGCAGACGGAGCAACAGAAATGCTAGAAATCTACAAGGGAGAAAACAATGGCTGACTTTTTTGAAACAGAGATGGCACTAGCAGACGCTAAGGGAATTGCGTTTGATGGTTGCCACAAGATTTATGTGTTGATGGATGACGCACAAGTTGAGAAGATGCGTGGCTATGGCTATGGTGATGACGAAGGCAGTTATCTACTTACCGCTGAAAAGTTGAGCAGGGCAGAGATGTTGGACACTCTTGAACGCTGGTATGAAGACAGTTGTGGCTTGCGTTTTATCAACGGCGTGTCAACAGTTGATGGCGACCCTAACGAAGGTTATGTAGACCTAATCGCACAGGGAGCAGACTGGGAAGAAGACGAAGACGAAGATGACTACGAAGACGAAGAAGATGAAGACGATGAAGAAGATTACTGAGCAAGACTATGACGAAGCCATAGAGCACCTATGGGACCTAATCTTCAAGATGCGAGAGTGTGATGAAAGAGAATTAGGCGAAGCACAGGAATGGGTTTCAATGCAACTAATCGAAGTTACTAACCTGGCGTGGATGATAGGCAAGCAGTCAATGTCTGACCCTGATGGTAAAATAGACGCAACAACAAAGGAGAGCAACTAATGGGACTATTCAACGCAATGGCAATGACTGAAACCGAATCAACTCTTGAGCAGCAAATCTCTTGGCACCTACAGGCTAATCACTATCCACCAATTCCACAGGCAATGATTCCAGCATGTGTTGAGTCAATCTCAGCAATGAAAGATGGCGAGCCAATGCGTCTAATCACACTAGGCTTTGATGGTGAGCGTGATGGCAAGCCGTTCCAAATTACTTGGCGTGGAAAGACCGAAGCACCTGCTTGGGCAATTGCTGAACACGCACACCTTGACGCTTGGCTGATGATTAGCGATGGTGACCTTTATTGGGATGAAGAAGACGAGTAGTTAGGCTACCCCCGAAAGGGGGTCGATGCCTCCCCTGGTGGAGATCAATTTACGACACGCTGCAAAATATCCCCAAAATGTCTGACCCTGCATGTATACTAATCCTATCAAACAAAGAGAGGCAACCCCATGTCATACACCGAGATTTATTCAGACATCGCAAGTCGTGCAACCTACGGTCAGATTGAGCAAGCGTCTAAGTGGTATCTTGACGCAGAGCGAGTAGCAGAGCAAGTTGCAAAGAATCTTGACACTACCCTTGAGAATGGTGCAAGTGTTGTGTCTGCATTCTCACCACGTGAGCGTTGGTCGTTGAATGTTGCTAAGGCTATCTCATTCTCACTAGGCGAAACTGTAACTGCATTGGGCAACAACATTCGCATGGCTAACGCTTCACTTGAGTTGGGATTCAAGGCATTGAATGGTCAAAAGACTAATGCATTCGCTCGTGCAATCGCAGGTGATGAAAATGCAGTTGTCATTGACGTATGGATGTTACGTGCTGTTGGCATTGAGAAGAAGTCGCCTAATCAGTCACTCTATAATGAGTTGGCTAAAGCCGTAACCGCAACTGCAACCAAGTTTGGAATGACACCACGTTCTATGCAAGCCCTAATCTGGATTATCGTTCGTGGCAACGCCTCTTGATTAGAGAGCGAGGGTATGGGATAATAGAGTATGGAAACCGCAATTGGAATATTAATAGTCGCTATGATAATCTGGTTTATTATTGAGCAATAACTAACCACCTACCCCGAAAGGGGATCGACCCCGACCTCTGACACTGAAACACTTTACGAGATCTTTTTACGACACGCCGTAGGAAATCCCTAAAATGTCGGTGGCTTACCCTATAATAGATACTAGTTGGAAATAAAGCAGAAAAAATAATAAAAATAGTTCTTGACTTTTATCTCTAACTATGGGAAAATAGAGTATCAGCAAAAGTTGATACTAAAAATCAAACAAAGGAAGCAATAAATGGCAAATGTAATCGCCCCAACTGTTGGCTCACAGTTCACCACTCAGCGAGCAGGTATCGTTGGTATCGTTCAGGAAGTAATCCAGAACAAGACAGGCTCGTTTCGTGTCCGTCTAGATGTAAACGGTGAAGACCGCTGGACTACTGTAAAGTAATAGCCTTTCAGTAGGCAAAAGACCTGAGCAAGTCTTTGTGAAAAAACTGCTCACCACTCAATGTCTTACCCCCCTGCTACAATAGAGACATAACAAATCACCCCTAAAAGAAAGAAGACAAAATGGCTCGTGCTATTTCAGTAAAAATCCCAACCACTAAGGTTATCGAAATGATTGAGCAGAAGATTGCTCTAATCAACGAAGATGTCGCTACTTACCCTGCTCGCAAGGCAGAGTATCAGGTAGCATACAAGGCATACACCGAGAGTGTTGTTGCTCTCGTTGGCAAACTTGTTGCCGAGAATGGTTCTGCTTTGCTGGCTCAGGAAGACAGCGACAAGAAGATTAGCGTTGGCACTAACTACCGCAACGCAATCGAAATCACCATTGGCAAGGACTTGACCGCAGACTTGGTAAAGCCTGTTGAGCCAACTGACCCAGAGCCAAAGGGCTACTATGGTCGTAGCACAGGCTACACAACCAAGCGTGAAGAGTTGGAGAAAACTCTCCGTCTGCTCAAAATGACTGAGCAGGAGACTATCACTTCTAGCACCTACAACTCGGTTCTAGAACTTCTCTAAACGCAAACACCTGAGCAAGTGTCTAAACTGCTTCCAATCTCATTGGGCTGGCGTGGCTTTGTGATTGGTAAAAATTATGGCTGCCAGAGAAACCCCTATCTGTAAATCGGTAGGGGTTTTCTGTTGCCTGGGGGTCGATGATCCTGGTGGCATCGACGATTCAATTACGACACACCTTACGAAATCCCCAATAATGTCGGTGGGTCAGTCTATAATAGACACATACAAAGAAAGGAATAACTAATGATTTTTATTGCTAACGAAAACGGCGACTGGTGGCGTTATGAGCCAGGTCGCTCAATGTTTATTCTTGATACTGATGACCTACCCGAAGAAATTGCTAAGGAGTGGGGATACCTAGACGAAGACGGCAACCCTAGCGACGAAGGCGATTGGATTGATGAAAGCCTTATTTGGGAGTATGGCAAAGATGTCCCACAAGACAACCTGCTTCCCTAAAATGTCAGTGGTCCCCCTTATAATAGAACTACCCTAAAAGAAAGAAGAATAGAATGACTGAAAATAACTACGGAGAACCAGACTTCAACATTACCGCTGTACCTGCAGAGAGCCAGCACCCAGTACTAACCCAATTGCACGAGAAGATTGCAAGTCTTGAGACTGACCTTGAATCAACAAAGACACTAATGGACACTCACCGTAATCGTGCGTGGGAATTGTCTAGCAACTTTGCTAACTACAAGTACAAGTTGGAGAATGTTCTTCGCACCTTTGCACAAGAAGACGCAGACAACGTTGAGATTCTTGTCAAGGTTGCAGACGAGATGGACATTGAACTTCTGAACACTAAGGACTTTGACATCAACGTTACATTCTCAGTTACCGTTACCGCTCCATTTGGTGAAGAGATTGACATTAGTGAGTATGACGTAGACGCATTGCTTGAAGGTGTTGGTGGACAAGACTTTGAGGTCAATGACACTAGCGTAATTTACGTTACCGAGGATTAGGGGTTACCTTTCTTTTCCCCTAAAACGACCTGGGCATGTCTAAGTAAACTGCCCCCCTTCGGGGATCGACCCCACCCTCCGACAGTGTATTAAGATCAGGTTTACGACACGCCCAAAATTTTTCCCAAATAGTCTTGACAATGTCCGTGGCAGGCTGTAAAATAGAACTATTAGAAATCCCCTACAATAGAAAGGTGAACCTTATGGCTCACGATTTAGAAATCAATGAAGCAACAGGTGAAGCGTCTTTCGCTTCGCTACGCCAGCCTGCTTGGCACAATCTTGGAACTGTGTTTCAGGATGAAGTAAACACTACGCAAATGCTAGAACTCGCACACCTTGACAACTGGAATGTTCGTCTTGAAGATGTCGCTATCCCTGAGAACTTTGAGAGCGATAAGTCTTATTCGTTCGTCACTCGCACTAACCCATTTGACAACACTAAGAATGATGTTCTTGGTGTAGTTGGTGAGCGTTATGTGCCATTACAGAATGAAGACCTATTCTCATTCGGTGATAACCTACTAGACGGCGGTGGTCGTTGGGAAACTGCTGGCTCTATCAAGGGTGGTCGTGTCGTGTTCGGCTCTATCGCATTGACTGATTCAATTACTCTTGACCCTAATGGTCGTGCTGACAAGATTGATAACTATCTTCTAATCAACACTTCTCACGATGGTTCGGTTGCTATTCAGGCAAGTATCACACCTGTTCGTGTCGTATGTGCTAACACTCTCAACCTTGCTCTATCTGCTTTCAAGGGTAAGAAAGATGTCAAGCAGACTTTCAAGATTCGCCACACTCAAACAGCCGAGGGTAAGATTGCGGTTGCTCGTGAAGCACTTGGTCTTGCTCACAAATACATTGACGAGTTTTCTCTTATGGCTAACGCTATGATTGAAAAGGAAATCACTGGCAAGCAATTTGACCAGATTGTTGCTCTTGCTTACCCTGCCCCAGAAAAAGATGCTAAGGGTTCACAGAAAAAGTATGACGGCAAGATTGAATTGCTGAATGACATTTATGTTGGCAAATACAACAACACCATTTCGGGAACTGCTTGGGGAGCATACAACGCTCTAACCGAACGCCTAGACTGGTATCGCAATTCTCGTGGCGGAAACAACGAAAGCATTTATGCTTCGGCTTCTGGCTTTGACCCTGTAATCAACGCAGAGAAAAACCGCCTGATGAAGATTGTTCAGTCTGTCGTAATGGCATAAAGCAAAAACAGATTAGCCCCTATCGGAAACGGTAGGGGTTTTTCTGTGCTTGACATTTGGATCGGGATGTGTCGATGCGAATAACAAACAATATATATACTCACAAAAAAGTAATTACGAACGATCAAAATTTTTCCCCAGTTTTCGGCGTGTCCTATTTACAATGTCAGTGGGGGTCTGTATAATTGAGACATAAACCTAAAGGAGATAAAATGCAGAGACCAGAACGAATCCGTGGCAATGTTGTTCACCTACTAGACGCAGAGAAGACCACTAAGTTTCTTCAAGCCAAACTAGATAACCCAGAGATTACCTATGACCCTATGGTTGTCGTCAATGGCGATAAGGGTGTTGCTACTGTATGCACCGAGGGTGTTGGTTGGTTTATAGATGACAAAGGTTTGCTACCTGTGAACTATCACGTTGGTCAGTTTGGTAGTGGCTACATTGACATTACCCCAGAAGAGTTGATGCCCCTAATCTCTAATGAGACTGTTGACCTTGCTGACTTCATCCGCTCATTTGGAGACCGCCTTGAGAACAACTTCTACTCTTGGGTCAGTTATGCTCGTGGTTGGAACCAATCAATGTCAGTGGTATCAGATACAATAGATGCATAGGAAAGGAAACTAATGACTATTGAACAGATTGTTGATTACTTAGTTAGCGACATCACAGAACTAATCCCACAGCAACAGGCACTAGATATCAATGACGGCTTTGGTGATTACCTTGCTGGCATTATTGAGAGAAGCCAATCAGTATTGCGTATGTTGGGTGTGCCAGAAGAACTTATCCCTAGTGATGGTTCGTGCTAATGACTTGCACACACAAACGAATCGTTTGCCCCAATCACGAGGGAGCATTCGACTGTCATTCTTTTTGTAGTATATGTGAGGGCTTTCAAGAGTATTGCCCCAATGGATGTGAGGTAGAAACGTATGAATGATTTTATTGAAGAAGACACTATCGCAGAGTATCTAGTGGAATACCACGGATTGGAAACTGCTATCGCTACCCTGGAGGAACGCCAGGCGACCATTGATCTGATTCTACGCCACGAACACAACTTTGCAATTGGAAAAGACCGACTAATAAATGTCGGTAGGTAAGGATACAATAGACCTATGAATGAACTATTAGAGAAAATCAAAGAAGCCAAGACCGCTTGGGATGAAATCGCACAGCAGGAAGCAGACGAGGGCTACTCAGACGCTATGCTTTCTATTGAGCGTGGAGAAGCCGAAGGGTTTTACTTTGGGTTGCGTTATGCCTATGTAATTCTCAACGGACACGACCCAATGGGTGATGATGACGAAGAGTAAAAAGATAGCCAAGTATGCTTCTATGTGTAGCACAGAGGCACACGAAGAGTATATGAACTATACTCACCAAGAACTAGCCTACTACTACAAAGACATCCTATCCGAGATGATTGATAAGTTTGACTGGATAGAAACTATGGCAACAGACAATTGGTATCGTAAACTAATCAGGAAATGGAAGTACAAGAAGTGAATCTAGACAGACTAACACCAGAGATGTGGAACACTATCCGCACTTGGGAATACGAAACACTAATGAAGGTATCAGCAATGCTACAACCTATTGATGAAGAGGAGTTCTAGTGTCAACGGTAGCACAATTGATTGACCAACTACAACGCAATCACAAACTAGATGAACCAATTGTTTTTCAGTATATGGTTAGTGATTTCACCTCGTATGCCCCAGAAGACTTTGCAGAGATAACTAACTATCTTATGGGCAATGACCAATTTGGACAGGACTCGGCAGAACTATTCCAAGGTTGGATGTCAGAGGCATTCGATATAATTGTAGAACTAGAAGAGGAAGAGGAATAATGCCACAATACTATGTTGAGGTTCGTGTAGACTTCTCTGGCTACCTTGAAGCCGAGAGCGAAGACGAAGCAGAGCAGATGGCGTTCACCGCTTGGGGAGAAGACCTAGGCTATGACGGAGTTTACTCTGTTGAGGTCGAACTAGCAATGGAAGATGAAGAGGAAGAGGAAGACTAATGGACGAGCAAGCACAAGAGATTGTAGAAGCGTTGCAAGACTACTACGCTAACCCAGAACAGTATTCACTGTTTGATTTCGAAGAGATTTTCCAAGACCGAGACCCCTTCGAATTCCTGTAAACCAGGACCCTTCGGGGTCGATCCACTTTACATAATATAATTAATGATCAAAATATCTTTACGAACCTATTGACTTTTTCCCCGAAATCTGGGATAATTGATATAACCCTAAGAGAGGCAGACATGCAAGTTTATGTAGATAAGAAACCATCCGTCAACTCAACCACCTGGTCACAGATATTCCACAACACAGGTGTCACTGTATATGAGGCTGATAAGTATTACGACTTCTATAAAGTTACCCCGAAAAATGGCAAGCCTAAGTACTTCTTTGGTGAGTCAGCATGGATGTCAGCACAGCGTTTTGCGGTAGACAATTCAGACCTGTCTGCCTACCAGATCTTCCATTAATGTCAGACGTACCCTCTATAATTATAACCTAATCGAAAGGAACCCCAAATGGGAACACGCAACCTAACTAAAGTAATTGACAAAAACGGTATCACACGAGTAGCACAATACGGACAATGGGATGGTTATCCTGGTGGACAGGGTGCGAACATGCTTGCCTTTATCTCTGAATACAAAATGCTTGACAAGATTGAGCAGTCATTGGCTAAGTGCCGTTGGATTGACCAAGCACAGATAGACCAGTTGTATTTCAGATATGAGAACCTAACTGACTTTGAGGAACTTCGCAACGGTATGAGTGGTCTTAGCATTGCATACCCCACTATCTCAAGAGATACCTGCACAGACATCCTAAAGGTTATTGTTTATTCTAATGAGTATGTTGAACTATCAGACGAATCAGACTTTGAGAATGACCAACTAATGTGCGAGGGTATCTTTACCTTGGACTATCAGACACGTGAGTTCATTACTACCTATCACGGTAAGACTGTCAAGTTTGGCTTTGATTCATTGCCTACCCTGCAAGAATATCTAAATTCTTTTGAAGAAGAGTTGACATCAGTCCAACTTTTTGATACCATTGATGTATAAACCCTAATAGAAAGAAACCCTAATGCACGTATTACAGTGGATTGCCGTACAGGCAGATGACGTTGACGAGGCTTACCGTACCGTCGGAAGCAACCTTGATGACATGTTGAACCCAGACTACCAGAGCAGTTGGTTTGATTGGTTTGTCGTAGGTGGCGGACGTTGGAATGTAGGTGAGAGCGATGACTTTTCCGAAGCGTATACCGAGGGCAAGACCAACATGATTATCCATGCTGGTACTGATAAGGATAAGTTTGTAGAGCGTATCAATCTAGCAATGGAAAGCCGTAAGGCAGAGTTTGACCGCTATGTTGAGCATGCAGATATCTCTATCGTTGATAAGGTAATCAGTGACTATAACCCACACCAGATGAACTTTGAACACTTCCAGAAACTCTATGAGTTGAAGAAGGTTATTGACATGGCGTATGGAGAGTGGGATTTCAACTCTTACTTCTTTGACATGGACAACCAAACTACCAATACAAAATATCTTCTTGAAGATATTGACAAGAACCCAGATGTATGGTATCTTGTACCTGTAGACTTTCACTTCTAAGATAGGAACCCCAATGAGCAAATTCTATACCTACGGTGCTTGGGTAGATACCTTCAAGCCAATCAAGAACAAGATTAGTAAGTACCCTGACGACAGCCTTATTCACTTTGAGACATACGGTGAAGAGTTTGAGTTTGTACAGAAAGCAGACAACAAGCACATCTGGACTGAGGTAGATGGCGACGAGGGTAGTTATATTGTTGCTGGCTATCACTTCGTCAATCGCATTCACTACTACATTACCGAGAACCCTTGGGAAGACGAGTACACCGAGGTCCCTACTTGGATGGAGCGTCAGTGTGATTGCCAAGACGAAGCAGAAGAGGGCGTGTACTGTGCCGAATGCGAAGAGCGTGAGGGCTACATTGAAATTCCTTGCGACACCGTAGAAGACCTGAAGCAGATTTATGGAGAAGACAATGCAGACATCATTGCGTAACAAGAATGCAGGCAAGACCGAGATTGACTACGACCTCAATATCTTCATGCAGGAGATTCAGGACAATCTTGGTGACTGGTACTACGACCCTACGTCATGGATGATTCACGTGTACGAGGTGGATGACCATGGACATCACGAGGTAGCGGAGGCACGATCGCTTTCAGTAGAGGAGATTCGTGCACTAGCATTGAACAACGACTCATACTTTGAAGGTGGGGATGCATGGTACGGCATGGCTGGGTACCTACAGACATACTGGGACGTGTTACCTGACAGCCTGAAGATGTATCTGGAATCATTCCCCAAGTACAAAGATTAACTTAATAGACTTCCCTGGTTGAGCGACGCTCCTAGGGAGAGTAGTACGGAAATAGTTAAGGGGTTGACTATCGTACTACACTGGGGGGCAGGTTAGGAGTTACCTTTCTTACTCTTGACTTGCCCCCTTATTTTTGATACAATGAATAGGTATAACTGAATAGGAAACCAAATGAGAAGAAGAATAACCACAGACGAAGAAAAGGTTGTAAATGTTATCGCAAAACTTATCGGGCATTTGTCTATTGACCTTGACAGAATTGGCGAACACCTTGCTAGGTCAGCACCAACCGTAATCTACAACCGATTTATGATTATCGCAGAAGCAGCACGAGCAGAGAAAGAGAGCAAGCACAATGGAAACACCATTCAAGACTAGGTGTAGCATTCTATCCGAACTATGGATGGACTACCGACATGACGAAGACTTCCAAGACTTCATTGAGTACAACGACTTGGGTCTACCGCTAGCGTATGCAATCAACGAGGGCATTGTTGACAAGACTGATATCGCTCAAAACTTTATCAACGAGGCATTCGAAATCCTCCTAGCAGGATTGAACAAGGACGACACAGGATTTGAAACGGTAGAAGATTTGCTTGACAATCAAGGTAAGGTGTGAGACAATAGTAGTATGAAGATGACACAGACCCCCCTTGCTAACAAGATAAAGATACTAGCAAAGATTCACCTAGACTATCGTAATCAAGACGACAACGATTGGTCAGCCTTTCTAGATTTCTATGAAGACGAATACAACAAGGAAGACTTTGCTATGGCTTTGCTAATCACCGCTGGATACGCAACACCAACGACTCGTGGTATAGAAATCCTAGACCAACTCTTTGATGAAGTGTGTGGGTATTTTGGAATCACAGAAGACAGATACATCAGCGACCACAGCGAACTGTATAAATAAACACCAGGCGGTCCCCTCATGGGGATCCCTGTGCGTCGATCCACCAAATCCCAAATGTCAATAGCCTTTTATAACAATATCATTACGATCCCCTAAATATTTTTCCCCGAAATTTGATTACGAACCCTATCATATTTTCCCCAATTTGTCAAATATCAAAATAAGATTACGATCATTGTTTATTTTTCCCCAAATCAGGGATATCCCTTATTATTGAATATCAAGATAAACAATCGTATGTACATAGGGTGTTATTGTTTATACTAGGGATATTACGATCCTTCTTTATATACCCCCGAAGGGCTGGCGAAGCCAGGGTATGGATAACATCTCTTGATACATTTCTCCCTAGTAGTAAATATACCCCTAGTATAAAGACATTACGATCATCATATATTTTTCCCCAAATTGTGGATATGTTTTCATAAAAAAGATTACGAAACATCTATATTTTTCCACATTCTGGGGATATTTTTATACAAAAAAGACTTGACAAATCAGGGATATTGTGCATATTTGGATATAACAATTTGGTCAAAAGGGTTGACAGGGGAGGGGAGATATGGTAAAATTATTACGAACGCCCTTATATATGGGCTCCATTACCCATACATCTTTCCCCAATCCCTCTTATAGGCTATTAAGATAAATAAACAGTAATATTTATCTGTGGATAACTATGCTATTTCTGTGGATAAATCTGTGTATAAGTCTGTGTATAACTCTGTGAAATCAGGGATAAATATGTACATAATCCTGTGTATAACTATCTGTGGATATCAGGGATATCTGCCTATCAAACCTATGTGTTATTACTAGGAGTTATATCTTGTACTAGGGATTACGAAGCAACTTTTAAATTCCCCGAAACTTTTAGGTCCTCAATAGGCTTTAGGTCAGATACATCCATTACTAGACGTTCTCCATATCCATAGTCTTTCTTATAGTGGTTAGCCTTGAAGGTTGCCTTGTCTATGTACCCCCAGATAATAAACCTTGGATCCTCTTCTGACTTGGTCTTATCCTTGCCAACATACTGTACCTGGATGGCAATGTCTGACTTGAATAGCCACGATGCATTGAAGATAAGACTCTTTAGTTGGCTAGTCTTTACCTGAATGGTTGTGTCTCCAACCTTCATGTCAGAGCCATCGTCACCACCGATCATTACCGTAGTGTCTACAGGAATACCCAATGCCTGACCAATAGCCTGTTCACCTAGATGTCCAATGATGTTGATGCCCTCGGATGTGTTGTTCCTGTCAAACATCTTGTCTGTTACGTTGTGCTTTTGCTTTGCTTCACGCATAGCCTTTACGAACTCTAGCGTTTCTTTCACACGCTCTGGAGATACTGTTACTTCAATCATTCTGCGTTTCCTATGTCCCTAAAGATCTTTGGTGGATGCTGTTCTTCTGGCTCTTCTGGTATTTCTATGTCTATATCTGGGATTCTACCCATGATACCCTCCTGGTTTATGGTATAATTTATATATGAAAAAAGTTAAAGTTGCACGTAATTCTGAGAGACAGAACGGAAAGGCTTCTAAGAAGCGTCCGAAGATGTTTGATCCTCAGAAGCGTCGTCTAGTCTCTCAATAATATCGTTCAAAGGAAAATACTTAGTCTCTACTAGGTCTATTACAGCCTTCTTGTTCCTCAAACTGGACTGTTCAATAGTCTTTACGATCTTTTCGTTCTCGTTCAACTCTCCCATAATCTTAGCAACCTGAATATAGATACGCATCTCTGGATGAATCTTGAACGCAAGCCATTCTCGGAACTGTTCAATTCTCATACTGATTATTTCTCCCATCCCACTGGCTCCTTATCCATTGCGTGGTTCTTAACAACTTGAACCAATTGGTTACGTGTGTAAGGATCTTCCCTAAGCCAATCAACATCATGGATATGCTTGTTAAGAAGATCAACAATCTGGTTGTGATTCTCTTTCATTCCTGCTTCGTATCCATGCTTCCAGCCGTGGTCATAGCCCTTTTGTACTAGGCGTACACGCCATTTAAATATCTTTGGTAGTTTCATTTGTATCTTTCTGTCTATTGTTTGCATCAAAGGTGGTCCAGGGATTGATATCCCAGTTGTGTTTATCTCCACCTACGATAATGCTGTATGCCATGTCGTATACCCCAGCGAAAGTCGGTGCGGTACCCATGCCTAGTTCTTCTCCGTTGTGAGAAACGTCTAGACCCCAATGGCTTGGTTCTCCCTCATGCATCACCTTAGTGATAGTAATGGTTACTTGATCTGATGAATCAATCATTTGTCCCTCCCCGATATGGCATCAACAATATCTTCTGCCATGTAGTGTCTATTAAGACATATCTCTGAGTGAGTCATGCCGTGGTACTCAATCTTCCTAATGATATCAACAATCGCTTCACGCTCTTGCCTCTTGGAAATCTCTATAAACTCATTGATAGCCAGTACATCTTCCTTAGTGAAAGATGAATCAAGTACTAGCATGTCGCTCTCTACTTTGATCATTAGCAACATCCCGAATCTTCAAAGATAAGCAACTGCTTGTCTACACCTGAGCAGCCATAAACCAGGGTAGGTGCAGGAAGTTCCTTGGTAAGGCTCTCATTATCATGCCAGTCCTCGCCGTTACCAATCTGGTCTAGACGGTATGTGTTCCAATCTTCCTGTGGGTCACCGTCAGTGATAATGAGCAACGCTCCACCACTGTGCCAGTTAGTGGTCAGTCCACCAACATAGTCGTATACATAGGTTTTCATTTGTTCTCTCTCTTCACAATCCAATAAATGTTTAATGCCAGCAGGAAGATAAGTGCAGACTGAATGATGTCAATAATGTTTTGTCCACTCACCTGTTCTCCTTAAGTTCGTCGGTAACATGGAGATAAACACCAGTACCTGCTTTTCCAATTGGTGGTGCTTCATAGGTAACGGTATAACCATTCCTAACAAGCAGTGCAACTGCTTTTAAGATGTCGTCAATAGGATCCATTATGCTACCTGCTTGTGTGTCACCCAATAGTACTGGCAACGGTCGCAACATGGTTCATTGCTTTTCGATTCGACGGCGGTAGCGAACTCGTAGTAGTACTCTGGGTCTTTGCGATATAGGTTTGCTTTGTGTGTAGTTGTCACACGTGCCATAACCTTTTTGTCGTCCATCCAGAGAGGCATACCATAGCCCCAGTCCTGATACTTACGCTCGTTAAGTTCGTTGAGATTACGAAGATTGTTCTCTGTCTTGATACCACGCTTGTCTGCTTCTTCAATCATCACCATAGCATACTGGAATAGACCCATCTCAAAGCCACGCCACATCTTGACAGCAGGATGATTACGCCATCCAGCATGAGGATCGTCGTTTGATAGTACATTGAGGATTTGGTAGCATTCCAGGATTTGCTTATTAAGACGCTTATTGTCCAAAGCCTGGGCAGTGTGATAGAAAGATTTGAATGGCATGAAAGTTTGCATGTTTGTCCTTTGTTTAACGGAAACTTTATATATTAAGTATACTGGAGAATAGCCCTTGTGTCAAGGGTATGTTTCTCTTATTTACCGCCGAACTTTTAAACGATATTGTTTTTTACGCCCGAGATGCCTTCGGCAAGAGTGGAGATCTTGGCACAGCCATCGTGGTCACAGGCAGTGTCAGCAAGATAGTCCTCACAGACCTGAGTGTCTAGTAGTTTAATTACTGTCTCTAGTGCAGCCCTAAAGCCCTTG